CCAAATAAGAACAACTAAAAAATGCGAAATTTCGTAACCGGGATCTGACAGTAGGATCAGAAAAGTAATCAGACCAAATATTAAATATTTGCAACGTACTAGAAATATTAGAGTTGTAAATAGTAACTGGTCGAGCAAATATATCATCATTAGTCAAGTGAGTAGACTCAATGAGATTAAATATATTACCTTCTGAAACCTTAATTTCATCACGGATTGTCTCAATTAAGTTCTCATTTGTGCTCATCATTTTTACTTCACCCAAAGCATCCGATTCAGCAGATTGAAAAGAAAATTTCGTATCAAGGTTTTCCGCCTCAATCTTCTCAATCAAAGCCGATACTTTCTTTCGCATTCTTCTGCGCATCTTAATGGGCAAAGATGGATTGCGCAGAGATTCTGCCAACCCATATAACTCACCGAGTTTTAGATCTTGTAAGTCTAGATCTTCATATTTTTCTTCAGCATACCATTGTGGTTTAGCGTCGATATAGTTTACGGTATGATCACTAATCGACGTTGAAGTAAGGGATAAAAATCCCTGATTAAAAGCACAAGACTGCGTAACAAACGATCCCACTTCAAAGGACAGTTCATCCGTAATCACTTCTTGTGCACATTCCCCCCACGTTCTATCGGTACAATCCAAAAAGGTGGGTAGGGGACCACATTCGACTAAGTATTTCTCCTCATACAAAGCCTTGACTCTAGTTACCATTTCAAAATACCTATCTTCATCTTCAGGCATATGACAGAAAACTTCATACATCATGGAACCGAGAGCTGAGTGAACTTGTTCCGAGGAAAGCAAAAATTCACTTGGCATAGTCCATTGAAGAGCCTTATATATAGTATTATGATTGATAGGAGCCAGCATTCTTCCATCTTGAAGTGTAACTAATTTACGTTTCAAAAACGAGAGTTTCTCAAAATCCACGAATGGAGTCAATTTACCGTCTTTGTTTGCACTAGTGTATTCCATACCAATAGTTTCTGCAAATTCAGCCATATACAAATTGTTAAAATTCGGACAGTCCTTATTTCCCACGACAACATCATCTCCATAAGTAATAGGAAACATATGTTGAAAGAAATCGAGTTCACAATATTCTGAATCTAACCACGCAAGCATAAACAACACTAAGTTTTTCAATCCATTGAATTCTGCCGTCCTATCCTTGCCAGAAGGTGTAAGGCCAGCAGTTTCAAACATATCACCCAAAATATTAATAACAGGAAACACATCGTCTGACAAAAGACCTTGCAATATCTTCAAATGGTCTTTAGTCGCTCCGAATTTTTCATGAACCCTATAAATAATAGACGCACAGATATGAGAAATAACTGCAGGTGTCTTAACGTCAAAGCCACCCCAATCTCCTTCAAGAAAATCAGTTATGTTTCCATCAGGGTTGATCAAGTTTTTCAACCTTTCAGCTCCCCGATGCATGTTTATACCAACAACCGTACACACAGATTCTCCATAAGCAACTATGTGGGTAAAGAATTTTGTTAAATACACCTTACTAACAATTAAGTGAGACAAATTTGACATATAAAACAATCTGGTTTTCCCAGCTAAGGCTTTCTCTACCAAACGCACTTCGTCTTTAAGGGCAGCTTTATATTGAGGATGAGCCATGTCACCATCTAAATACGCCGATATCATATCCTCCATATCTTCTTGAATTTCTTCATCAGGTTGCCGTATGGCATCCTTCTCATCAAAAAATGGAAGATAGTCACTCTTCTTACCAGCATACCCATATCCAGGACTAGTAGAGGCATTGATTCTGTTTACATAACAATCAATGGGCGTACCATTTATCGCATTCTCCACTGGGATAGGACTTAATTCCTCAACTCCGTTCTTAACAAATTCAGAAATGATACGGTCTGTAACCAATTCAATACACTTGTTTACTTTCTTACTATCAAGCATAATATCACCATGGTTAATCTTACGTATACCTATATTCCACGGGGAAATATATTCTCCCGACTTAGTAACCATAGGTTTCATAAGCGCAGGAACATAAATCTCATCCTGCGGTGGAAGATAATCAGAAAGAACTTCTACGATTTCACTTGAAAACTTGGTCCTAACAATAGCAGATTTGTTATTGATAAGAACTTTATTTCCATCAGATCCAAAGTAAGTCAATCCACTGACATCTTCGTAATACACCAAAGATTTTCTACCGGGTAGTTTACCTGTAACAGAAAAAGACTGTGAAGACAATTCCATTAATCGAGAATCCAGCATTTTGATACCTTTTCTCAGGATATCTTCAGTTATGGGTAAGGAATATCCTTTTCCACCTGCCCCGGCAAAATGAATACCTACAATTAGGGCTTTGTTCCCATCGCTCAAACACAACGGCAATCCACATTGGCCTCCAAGCGTATGAAAATCTATTCCATACATTTCTACTTTCCGACCAAAGGGAACTTCATCAATTTTAGCGTTTTCACTGGCGACAGTATATCTAACTTTGACATCATGGCCATTAAAATTACCCTTAAAACCTTTTTTAAAAACACTCTTTGCAAAGTGTCCTTTATCCAGGAGATGTTTACTGGTCCGGGTGTACTGTATCATGCATAAATCATAAGCAATTTCTACACATCCGTCGCCAAGGGTGAATTCTCTGATACCGTGAACCTTGTCATTCTTAAAGAACTCCAATGTAAAGGTGCGGTAATCTTCGGCAATGTGTTTGTTGAACACAAAGTATCCACCACCAGTAAGCAAACCAAACTGACTTTTCTCGGTTTCAACACATCTAATATGAACAGTGTTTGCAAAAACACATTTCCTGAAAGTGTCAAAATCACCAGAAAAAGTACCTAAATACATATTGGTCAAATTATTCCATCTGGCTCCATCCTTAGAAGGCAATCGGGTTGTAAAATCCTTTATTTCATTCATCTCATCTATAGTATTAGTGAAATAAACAGACTGGGTTTTCCCTTTCGTATACTCAGACGGTTTTTTGAACAGATTGTAAACGGTCTTCAACATAAGTAC